GAAGAAGCTGCACGTCTTACCAAGCAGCTGATGGAAGAGCGCAACACCTTAAAGGCTCAACTGGCTAAAGGTGAGCAGTGGGCGCTTGAGCAAACAAAGCAACGCGCAGCGCTACAACTAGAGCAAGCAAAACGCGCGTATCGCGATGCGTATGACTCTGGTGATGTTGATCAGATGGCGACAGCCCAAGAAATGCTGTCTCGCGCCACCTATCAAGCGGACCAAGCTAACAACATGTACCCTATGTTCAAGCAAGAACAAGCAGAAGCAAGCTCTTTACAGCAAGCCGATCAAGGTGTATATAATCAACAATATAATGAGCCACGAGTTCAAGCACCTGAGCCTGACGACAAAGCAAAGTCGTGGGGCGACAAGAACAAGTGGTTCGGAAACGACGATGAAATGACTAGCTTTGCGCTAGGACTTCATCAAAAGTTAGTTAAGGAAGGCGTGCCTCCCACGACTGACGAATACTACGAGCGAATTGACGCTCGCATGCGTGAGGTGTTCCCCGATAATTTCGAGGACTCTCCAAAGAAAGAAAAGCGACGCCCAACAACCAACGTCGCACCCGCAGGCCGTACGGCTAAGGGCAAGAAGGTTGCATTAACACGGTCTCAACTGGCGATTGCTAAGAAGCTGGGTGTTTCACCTGAAGCCTACGCGAAAGAGTTGATGAAACAGCAGGAGTCTTAATATGACAACTCGTGAACCCAAAAAACTCAATCGTGAACAATCTACCCGTGAAGAAACCGCGCGCGTAAAGGCGTGGAAACCAGCGAGCGTGCTCCCTGATCCCACCCCTGTCGACGGATATAAGTTCCGTTACATTCGTAAAAGCATGTTGGGAGTGAATGACCCAACAAACTTCTCACGTAAAACTCGTGAAGGTTGGGAAACCTGTCGTCTAGAAGATCACCCAGAGTTAGCTCTGATGGTCGACAACGATGCACAGGCATCTGGTCTCGTAGAGATTGGTGGTCTCATCCTCTGCAAAATGCCGACTGAATTTGTTGAGCAGCGTCGTGAATATAACGACCGCCGTAATCAAGCTCAGGTGGATTCTGTAGATAACAGCTTTATGCGTGAGAACGACCCTCGCATGCCGCTATTCTCGGATAAAAAGTCCTCGACTAGCTTCGGCAAGGGTTAAAAACTCTTTTTCTTTTTTATGGAGATAATCTCATGGGTTACGGCTTAAAACCTGTAAAACGTGCCGACGGACAGCCTTATGCTGGCGCGGTTACAAACTACCTGATTGATCCAGCTGGCGAAGCAACTAACATCTTCAACGGCTCAATCGTAACTTTAGGTACCGATGGCTACATTGCTTTGGCAACTGGCGACGGTACTGACGCAACTACTAACAACTTGGGCGGTAACACCATTGGTGCTATCGGCGTATTTGTTGGTTGTTCATACACCAATGATCAAGGTCAAACTGTACACTCTCAATACTACCCATCGGGTGCATTGAATGGTGTTGCATACGTTGTTGACGATCCAAACGTACTGTTCTCGGCTGAATTGGACGAGGCTGCTACTCAAGCAATGATTGGCGCTGGCACTACTGTTCTTGCAGCTCAAGACACTGATGCTGGTTCAACTACTACTGGTAACTCAACCACAGAACTTGAGGGCGGTGTTGTTACAACTACCATGCCTTTTAAGATCGTGGCTTTGGACCCAACCACTTCTACTGATGCAGTATTGGTTAAGTTCAATCCCGGTTATCACATGATGACCATGAATACTGGTGTGTAAGGAGTAATTAACAATGGCAATTTCACGCGCCCAAATGTTGAAAGAGCTCCTACCGGGCTTAAACGCGTTATTCGGTATGGAGTACAACCGTTATGGTGAGCAACACAAAGAGATTTTCGATACTGAAAGCTCTGATCGCTCATTTGAAGAAGAAGTAAAGCTTTCTGGCTTTGGTCAGGCACCTGTTAAGGGTGAAGGCTCAGCAATCTCTTATGATGCTGCGCAAGAAGCGTACACTTCTCGTTACAACCACGAGACCATCGCTCTTGGTTTCTCAATCACTGAAGAAGCGGTTGAGGACAACTTGTATGACTCATTGTCATCTCGTTACACCAAAGCACTGGCTCGCGCTATGTCTTACACCAAGCAAGTAAAAGCTGCGTCTGTGTTGAATAACGCATTCGCTTCTTCTGGCTACACTGGTGGTGATGGCAAGACCTTGTGTGCAACTGACCACCCATTGGTATCAGGCGGCACAAACGCAAACCGTCCATCTACTGACGCTGATTTGAACGAAACTTCTTTGGAAGCTGCAATCATCGGTATCGCAGATTGGACTGACGAGCGTGGTCTTTTGATCGCAGCTAAAGCTAAGAAACTGATCATTCCTTCAGAATTGCAATTCGTTGCAACTCGTTTGTTGGAAACTCAGGGTCGTGTAGCAACTGCTGATAACGACATCAACGCGATTATGAACAACGGTGCAGTTTCTGGCGGTTACGCCATTAACAACTTCTTGACCGACAGCGACGCATGGTTCTTGACCACTGACGTTCCTAACGGCTTGAAGCACTTCGTTCGTACCGCGTTGACCACTAAGATGGAAGGCGACTTCGATACTGGTAACGTACGTTACAAGGCTCGTGAGCGTTATTCATTCGGTTGGTCTGATCCATTGGCGATCTACGGCACAACTGGTGCATAAGCACTAGCTGAGAGGGGGTCTTCGGACCCCCTTTTTATTTCTCAACTTATGTGCTACAAATACCTTGTACAATTTGTATAGATTCGCAGGATTTAGCAACCTAGCGAAGTTGACGCCGGACACGGCAGGAGCATAATCATGGCAGCTACTAATTTCTCAGGTCCAGTCGTATCAGCTGGCGGTTTCACAGGCGACGTAACAGGCGACGTAACAGGCGACATTACTGGCGACGTAACTGGTGTTATCTCACTAACCTCTGTTGCTACAGCAGACCTTCCTGCGGCAGCTTCAAGCACAGGTCAGTTATACGTAATCAACGACAATGGCTCAGGCGATGACGAATTTGCATTGGTTGTTAGCGACGGTTCTGCTTGGGTTAAAGTTACTACCACAGCATTGACCTAATAGGAGGTCGACATGGGCATGCGCTCTGACGGCAAAGCCACTACGTTGACTTCTACTGGTGGCGCAGTGTTCGGTGGTCCAGCACGGATCATGGGCATTCATTTTGTATCCAGCGCTACAGCAGGCAGCATCATCATTAAGGACGGCGGCTCAGGCGGCACGGCTTTAGCGACTTTTGCTACCCCAGCTGCGGTTAACGTTGGCTACATTGATCTTTCAGCATCTCCGATTCGTTGCGAGACTAGCGCCTACGGCGCGTTGTCAAACGTAACTTCGGCAACAGTGGTGTACGCATAATGGCTGATTTTCCTAGTTTAGCGGATATGATTGCCGACATTAAACAAGGCAATCCGGATATGTCTGACGCAGCAGCGCGCCGTGCGGCTCGCCAAGCTTTAGATGACATGATGGATCAATCGCAACAACGCTTCGAGAAGCGTAAAGCTGAAGGTAAAGAAAACTTTAAGTCTGGCGGCAAGGTCAAAAAGTACGCTAAAGGCGGCATGTGCCGTGGCGGTCGCTCTGCTACTCGTGGAACTAAGTTCTCAGGTGTTAAATAGTGGCTATAAGCCGCGCTAATCTGCCTAAGCAGATGGAAGGTAAAATGAAAACTTGTAAAGCATGTAAAAGCCCAGCTAAATGTAAAAAAGCTGGTAAGTGTTTAGCTAAAGGTTACGCTGAAGGCGGCGCTTTGAAGATGGTTGAAAAGGATGGTAAAAAAGTTCCATTCTACGCAGCTGACGGCGAAGGCAAAATGATGGCTGGCGGCAAAGTCAAAAAGGCATACAAGTCTGGCGGCAAAGTTCGCGGCTGTGGTATGGCTAAGAAAGGCACTCGCAAAGCGAAGATGTACTGAGGTAAGCAATGGCTACGTCAGGAAGCAGAGATTTTAAACTCGACGTCTCAGATGTAATTGAAGAGGCGTACGAGTTAATCGGTGCAGAAATGCGCACGGGTTATGACGCGCGTAAGGCACGTCGCAGTCTGAACGTTATGTTTCAAGACTGGATGAACCGTGGTGTGAATCTGTGGACGGTTAACGAAGTAAACCTGACCCTGACCTCTGGTACCGACACTTACGCTTTAAACGCTTATGATGTGGATTTGATGGAGGTAGCGGTCCGTCGCAGTGGGATCGACTACACCATCGACCGCATCACCCGGGAAGACTATCTGAATATCCCTAACAAGACTCAGACTGGTCGCCCGACCCAAATTTATTTCGAGCGTAGCTCAACGCCTAGCATCAAGCTTTGGCCTGTCCCTGATAGCTCAACCGACGTTCTGGTTAGCTATCGCGTGCAGCGCATTCAAGACGCAGATACGTTGACCAACGACGTTGACGTTCCAAGCCGATTCATCCCGTGCATGGTCTCAGGCTTGGCGTATTACTTAGCACTGAAAGCGGCTCCAGAGCGTGCTCAGATGGCTAAACAGATTTACGAAGAAGACTTTGCTCGCGCAGCGAACGAAGATTCTGAATGGGGCTCGCTGATGATTCGCCCTGACAACCGATCTTATGGGTGGTAAGAGGTGGCGTTTGCTTCTGGTAAACACGCACTAGCTATCTGCGACCGATGCGGGTTCCGTGCTAAGTACACAGAAATCCGTGAAGAGTGGAATGGTTCTCGTGTTTGCCCCGAGTGTTTTGAGACTAAACACCCACAGTTAGAAGCGCCAAAGGTACGTGCTGATGCAGAAGCTCTGCGTAATGCGCGACCGGATGTAACTGAAACGCCGTTAACTACGGCTGAGCAGCAAGCTTACACTGATTTTCTTAATGGACGTGGCTAATGGCTGGATACACACTCGCAACACTGACTCAAGCTATCCAAGACTACACGGATAACGACGAAGCTGTGTTCGTTACCAATATTCCTAATTTTATTGAGGCAGCTGAAGAGCGCATCCTGAAAGAAGTTCCTCTTGAGGTGTTCCGTAAAAGCGCAGCTACCCCAATGACTGCCACAAGTAAGCTTTTCGGTAAGCCATCTGACTGGCTGTTTACGTACTCGTTGGCGATAATCGACTCAAGCGGCGACAGAAAGTTTTTACTTAACAAAGATCGCAGCTTCATTGAAGAATATTGGCCCAATGCCAGTGAGCAGGGTGAGCCTAAGTATTACGGCGATTACACTGTTGGAGCGTTTATACTTGCGCCAACCCCAAACACAAGCTACACAGCTGAGATTGAATACATGTACCGCCCCGCTTCGTTGACTTCAACGACTGGTACAACTCAAACTTGGTTGAGTGAGAACGCCGGACAAGCCCTGTTGTACGGTTCACTAGTTGAGGCTTACACCTTTATGAAAGGTGAAATGGATATGGTTGGTCAATACGAGCAGTCATTCCAACGTAACGTTCAGCGTCTTGGCGTATTTGCGCAGGGTGCTGAAGGATTAGACTTCTACCGCCGGAGTAAAGATTAATGTTTAGTGTTGAAGGCAGCGCCAATGCTTTTGATGTGAAGGTACAGACCACCAACAATCGTGGTTTTACCCCAGAAGAGCTTGCTGAGCAGGCTCTGGAAAAGATTGTGTCAGTGTCTGACCACGCTGACCCGATAGTGCGGGAGCAAGCCCGTGCATTCCAAGATCGCATTCGTCATGTATTGATTCACTATTTGAAGCAAGCAGCGCGAAGCGACAGAACCACGGTCTGCGCAGCACTTGATGCAGCAGGTCAACCCAAGCTATCTGAAATGATCAGGAGACTCTGACAATGGCTATTACTCAAGCAATGTGCACAAGCTTCAAAGTGGAGCTTCTGACCGGCACACACGATTTTACTAACTCAAGTGGCGACGCTTTTAAGATTGCGTTGTACACCAGCTCAGCAACTTTAGGCGCAACTACTACTGCGTATTCAGCGTCTAACGAAGTTGCTAACGGCAATGGTTACACCACAGGCGGTGAAGCGTTAACTAACGTGACTCCAACCTCGTCAAGCACTACTGCATATACTGACTTTGCTGACGTTACTTGGTCTTCAGCGACTATTACTGCTAACGGCGCGTTGATCTACAACGATGACAAGTCTGATAAAGCAGTGGCTGTATTGGCGTTCGGTGGTGATAAGACCTCTACCAACGGTGACTTCACTATTCAGTTCCCAACAGCTGACGCCTCTAACGCGATCATCCGCATCGCTTAATAGAGAATACCTGTGGCTGCCGGTTGGGGAACGCTAGCGTGGGGTGAAGCTGGCTGGGGCGCTGTTCCAGTCACTATCACTTATGACGCGTGGGCCCGCGGCACTTGGGGTCAGGGCACGTTTGGTTCGACTATTGGCCCTGCGGCTCTTTCAACTTCTGTCGGAACTGTTTCTGTATCTGAAGGTACAGGCGTAGCGGTATCGCTAACCGGCGTAGCAGCCACAACTTCTTTAGGTAGCGAGACTACCTCCACAGATCAGGTTATAGCGTTAACCGGTGTTGTTGGAACTACAGCTCTAGGCGATGAAACAGTTGTCGCAACCGCTAATGTAACTGTCACTGGCG